TCGGAGAGGCTGATGAGATGTTAGCTGCACAAAAAGATGTAGCTACTTTAGCGGTAGAACTTGAAAGTTTAAACAGGGTCAAGCCTGAAGCTCAGGTTCAAGAACAGCCGGTAGCTCAACAACCTATGCAGCAGCAACCTATGCAGCAGCAACCACCACCAGCTGACGCAAGAGCCCAAGAGTGGGCAGCGAAAAATGAGTGGTTCGGTAAAGATTTAGCTATGACTACGAGTGCTTTTGCGTTTCATAGACAATTAGTTGAGCACGAAGGGTTTGATCCTAAATCTGATGCTTATTATAGAGAGGTTGATAAAAGATTGGCTGAGGCTTTCCCACATAAGTTTGAGAGCTCACCAGTAACAAACGTCCAGGAGAATGTCGCTAACTCTAGCCGAGGAGCTAGAGGTAGAACTTCTAAGGGACGCAGTATCAAGTTGAAGCCTAGTGAAGTCGCGATAGCGAAAAAGCTCGGCGTCCCACTTGAAGAATACGCTAAGTACGTTAAAAGATAGGAGATAAAATGGTAGATAAAGTTACCAAATCAGATCGCACTCCACGGTCTGCTGATAGTCGAGTTAAAGCAACTCGCCCTAAACCATGGCGCCCACCGTCTTTATTAGACGCACCGGAGCCACCCGACGGTTATGTCCACAGATGGATACGAGAATCAATGGCCGGTCAAGATGATAAGGCGAATATGTCAAAACGTATTCGTGAAGGATGGGAACCTGTGAGAGCAGAGGAATATCCAGACTTTGAAGCACCGACTGTAGAAGATGGTAAACACGCTGGAGTCATAGGAGTTGGGGGCTTAATCCTCGCTAGGATGCCGATTGAAACTGTGGAACAAAGAAGAGCATACTACCATGATATGGCTCAAGCACAGATGGAAGCGGTAGATAATAATCTTATGCGAGAAAGTGATAGTAGGATGCCTCTCAGTGCACCTGAGAGGAGGACTCAAGTCACATTTGGCAAAGGAGGCGATTTATAAAATCGTTAATTTTAATATTGGCTTTAAGGAATGAAGTATGGCTAATGTAAATGACCCTAATGGGTTTACACCAGCATATCATAATTCTGGCGGTACTATTCGCCCCTCTGAGTTTCCTATCCAAAGTGGTGCTACTGGCGATATCTTTTCAGGTGACGTCGTTAAGCTGACAAGCGGATATGTTCTTCAGGCGGGAGCGACTGATGCTCCATTAGGTGTGTTTGGTGGTTGTGAATACCAGGATACTACAGGTGAAGTTATTTTCACTCGTAGGTTTGTTTCTGGAACCACAACTCTGGGTTCTGCGGACGTCAAAGCGTATGTGTATACAGACCCCAACATTGTGTATGAGGCCCAGTTTACTGGAACTCCTACCCAAGCAGATGTTGGTAAAGTACACACTATCTCTACGACTGCAGGGGATACTAACAACAACCGTTCTAAAGAAGGTGTTACTACAACTACCGCAAGCGGCATAGCAAAATTAGTTGCATACGTTGGTCGACCCAACAATACAGCTAACGCTGAGTTCGCTCGAGGGTACTTTGTGTTCCCAGCTTCTACGTTCGGTAACGATTAAGGGGATTAGAAAGTGGCTATTAACAGAGCTCAACTTGTAAAAGAACTCGAGCCAGGACTGAATGCACTTTTCGGTCTCGAGTATAATCGTTACGAGAACGAGCACGCTGAGATTTTTGAAACAGAAACCTCAGACCGTGCTTTTGAAGAAGAGGTGATGTTGTCAGGTTTCGCACAAGCTCCTGTCAAGGGAGAGGGTGCAGCAGTGACTTATGACACAGCACAAGAAGTCTTCACTTCTCGTTACACTCATGAAACCATAGCTTTAGCTTTCTCTCTGACAGAAGAGGCTATCGAAGATAATCTCTACGATACTCTTTCTTCTCGTTACACGAGAGCTTTAGCACGTTCTATGGCAAATACGAAGCAAGTAAAAGCTGCTAACGTGTTGAACAATGGCTTCTCAACCTCCTTCCCAGGAGGTGACGGAAAGCCTCTCATGACTACCGACCACCCAACGCTTACTGCGGGTGACCAAAGGAATGAGTTAAGCACCGCTGCAGATCTAAACGAAACTTCGTTAGAAAACATGCTGATTGATATCTCTGGATTTCAAGATGAAAGAGGCATCAAAGTGAATGTGCAGGCTAGAAAGCTGATTATACCTACTCAGCTACAGTTCGTAGCAGACAGGATATTAAACTCTCCTGGACGAGTAGCAACGTCAGATAACGACATCAATGCCATGCGAAACATGGGCATGTTGCCGGAAGGCTATGTCGTCAACCACTACCTAACCGACTCGGATGCGTTCTTTATTAAGACAGACGCACCTAACGGTCTCAAGCATTTTGAGAGGTCACCGATGGCCACGGGTATGGAAGGAGACTTTGAGACTGGTAATGTTCGTTACAAAGCGAGAGAAAGATATTCTTTCGGCTTCAGTGATTGGCGTACCATTTTTGGTTCTCCTGGTGCATAAAAACGATTTAACATAATCGTTAGAAAGGGATCTTAGGATCCCTTTCTTTTTGCATATCGCTACTATAGAATAATTTTCTAGGCAAACAACTTGCTTTATAGACTGACCTAGCAGACAATGCCAAGACTATAGAGCTTTCCTGAGGAGGAAAAATGGCAAACTCAACATTCAGCGGTCCAGTCCGCTCCAAAAACGGTTTTGAAACAATATCAGAAAACGCAACCACTGGTGCTATCACTATAACTAGCGGTAATAAGATGGCTGTAGAGGCTACAGCTAGTGCTGGTATCGAGGGTACTGCAGCAGTTTATGTTACGCAGGTAAACAGACTGAAGAGTGATACTGACACTAACGTTAATATCGTTAAAACAACCATCATGATCGACCTAACTGGGTTGAAAGATGGCGGCACCGCTGGTGATATTATCGGTAAAGATGGTTCTGGTGTTGCGTTTATCGGTCAAGTGACAACAGCTAATCAAGGCACAGTCTTCGGAGTAACGATGACTTGTCTAGAGACTCCCGCAGGTGGAAGCACAGACATTGACTTGTTCTCTGCTACAGAAGGTACAGGTGTAAATGATACAGCTATCACAGCACTAACAGAAACTCAAATCATCAACGCTGGTGCAGCTTCTGCCGGTACGATGGTCGCTGGCGGTGATATAGCTGCCGATCAGTTTTTGTATCTCGTAAGCCAAGGCACCGGAGACGCTGCTTATACCGCTGGACGTTTCTTGATTGAAATTACAGGGTTTGACGCAGCATCCTAAAGGAGTAACTTATGGCTGATGCAGTCACATCTACGGAAATTTTAGACGGGGATAAAGACTTCATACTACAGCTCACCAATGTGAGTGATGGTACTGGAGAATCCGCTGTTGCTAAAGTAGACGTAAGCTCACTCGCTGCAAGAACATCTGACGGAGCAGCCTGTACTGGTGTAAAACTTTCTAAAGTTTACTACAGCATTATGGACTTCTCTTCTGTCTTACTAGAGTGGGACGCTACTAGCAATACTTTATGTATAGAGCTAAACCCAAACACTGATGGTGTGTTAGACTTTAGTCCTTTTGGTGGTCTTCAAAACACATCAGGTAGCGGTAAGACAGGGGATATTGCCCTTACTACTGTTGGTGCAAGTAACGGAGATACATACTTAATAGTTCTTCACTGTATAAAAGAATACAGTTAATGGCTACTTCAGGAACTAAAACCTTTCAGCTCACTATCGCTGATACTATTGAAGAGGCGTATGAGCTGGCTGGTTTAGAGCTCCGTACAGGGTACGATGCGGAAACAGCAAGAAGGTCTTTGAACATTATGTTTGCGGACTGGTCTAATCGTGGAGTAAATTTGTGGACTATAGAGCAGGTAACAACTAATTTATCTGCCGGTACAAATAGTTATACACTTAATGCTTTTGATGTAGACATTGTTTCCGCTGTTATCCGTCAGATAGATTCTTCTTCTAATACTACAGATCTTCAGTTGACTCGGATAGGTAGGTCAGAATTTTTAAACATACCGGATAAGTCTGCAACAGGAAGACCTAATCAGTATTTTTTGGACAGACAGACTACACCTGTTCTTAATATCTGGCCGACCCCGGATGCCGTAAATACATATCGTTTTGTTGCTAACACGATACAGCGTATTGATGACGTAACAGCATCTGCTCAAGATCCAGAAGTACCGTCAAGGTTTATGCCATGCATGGCTAGTGGGTTAGCATATTATATAGCTTTGAAGAGAAACCCAGAAAAAGCTGGTATTTTAAAAGCACAGTATGAGCAAGATTTTAAACTTGCAGCAGATGAGGATAGAAACCGTGCTTCTCTTCACTTAGTGCCTCGTAGGACATATTTATAGTGGCGTATGCTGTAGGGAAGTACTCAAGAGCACAATGTGATCGATGTGGTTTTGTATATAAATATTTAGATCTAAAGCTACAGTGGAATGGGTTAAAAGTTTGTTATGAGTGTTATGAGACTAAACATCCTCAGCTAGAACCTCAAAACGTAAGACCAGACCCAGAAGCTTTATACCAACCAAGACCAACTGAGTTACCTCCTACGACTGGATACGGTATAGTTAGGTCTGGAAATACAAAAGATTCTAACGGTGTTACTGCTGTTTCTATGGAAGTATCGCATAATGACACTATCGGTTCTAGTTTTTTCATAGACCAACTTACAGGAAGTGTAGGTACAGTTACTGTTACTACCGGATAATTAAATGACCTATACATTATCCAGTTTAAAATCTTCTATACAGGACTATGTGGAGTCTACCGAAACAACGTTTGTTTCACATCTAGATGATTTTATTAAAACATCAGAAGAGCGCATACTCAAAGCTGTTCAGTTAGATGATTTTATTAAAAACGTAAAAGGAACAGCGACTTCAGGTGTTTCTTTTTTATCTACACCCACTGACTATCTTTCTTCATTTAGTTTAGCTGTTATAGACACCAGCTCTAATTACAACTATCTTTTACTAAAGCACCCTTCTTTTATTAGGGATTTTACACCCGCAGAGGCTACCACAGGCTTACCTAAATATTATTCCGAGTTTGATAGCACTACTTTCCAGTTAGCACCAACACCGAATGCTAACTTAGTGTTTGAGTTACATTATTTTTACAGACCATCATCTCTTACTTCGGCTGGTGACTCAGGAACAACATGGTTATCTACAAACGCACCCAACGCTTTACTGTATGGTGCACTCATAGAGGCTATGATGTATTTAAAAAACTATGAGACAATACCAATCTATGAGCAAAGGTTTCAAGAAGCCTTAGCTTTATTAAAGAATCTTGGAGAAGGTAAATCTACCCGAGATCAATATAGATATGACCAAGTAAGGAGAACTCCTCAAGCATGAAACAGTCTAATCTTGACGGTGCAAATATCGCTATCGTCGCTATGGGTGAGAGTCAACTAGATTATCATTTATCAGTATCTCATGGACATGAGTTTGATGAAGTCTGGGCTATAAATGCTATGGCTGGTATCGCTAGGCAGGTTGATAAAACATTTATGTTAGACCCAGCTAGTCGATTCCTAGACACAGATGATGCAGGTTCACAAACACACCTCATGAGGAAAGTTTTAAAAGAACACCCAGGTCCAATATATACCTGCGAGCTGGATGACAGGTGTAGTAACTTAGTTGAGTTTCCTCTGCTTGATGTTGTAAAAGAGACAGGAAGTTCTTATTTAAACAATACAGTGGCTTTTGCTGTAGCGTTTGCTATGTACAACCGTGTAGGCAGAATCAACATGTTTGGTGTCGATTTTACCTACAAAGGTAATCTTCACTTTGCAGAAGCAGGTAGAGCTTGTGTAGAGTTTTGGCTTTCTAAATGTATTTCTGCAGGCATAGTAGTGAGTGTCGCTCCTAGGTCTGGTTTATTAGACACAGACTTACCTATACAGGAAAAAATATACGGTTATCACAGACTCGACAACCCCCCTGTAATATTGTTTGATCCAGATACTGGAGACTTTTATAAAACAGGCCATAAAGAGTATGTCCGTTCTGTAGAGGAAGAAAATAGAAAGAACGCGAAAGTGATACCTATCTTAGACACACCGCCTGAAGCAAAAAGATACTAATGATAGAGATAGATACAGTCAGTAGTATCGGTAGCATTTTAGTCAATACTCAAAACTTCAGAGGACATCCACCTGAATATTGGGCTGAACGAGCCACGGAAAGGATCTGTGGTATCTCAGAGTTTGCTGAAGGACATGTTAGACAACAGGCAGAAGAGTACCGACTAGCTATTTACAACACAATATTGTACTATATTCAAGAAAGCATCAGTAGTGAGAAGTGCACGATGCGAAATAAACTGTCTCAACAGGGACACGAAGATTTAGCGAAAATTTTATCGGAGTTATAGTAATGGCGATTACATCAACATTAACAACCAGTTTTAAAAAAGAGCTTTTAGAGGCAGTTCATAATTTTAAAAACTCTGGTGGAGACACTTTTAAGTTAGCTCTGTACACAAGCTCTGCTACTTTAGGTGCAGCGACGACAGCGTTTACCACAACTAATCAAGCGAGCGGTACAAACTATACCTCAGGGGGCAATAATCTTACCAGAATAGACCCTACAAGTAGTGGAACTACTGGGTTCACTGACTTTGCCGACTTGACTTTTGGCACAGCTACCGTCACAGCTAGGGGGTGTATGATCTATAATAGCACAGATTCTAATGCTTCTGTGGCTACTATAGACTTTGGTGGGGATAAAACATCCACCGCAGGAGATTTTACTATAGTCTTTCCAGCAGCTGCAGCCAGTACAGCTATTATCAGAATAGCTTAAATAAGACATGTCTTCGGGTTGGGGTCGCGGAACTTGGGGTTCCGGAGGTTGGTCCTCTGACGCTGTTTCCGTTACTCTTACTGGTGTTTCTGCTACTGGTGCAGTAGGTTCTCCCACACCCGACGCAGAAGCTAATGTAACTCTTTCAGGCTTATCCAGTACAGGCTCAGTCGGGTCTGTCACGATAGTCGCTAAAGCCAGCGTAAGTCTTTCAGGTCAGTCTGGTACAGGTGCGGTAGGGTCTACTACCCCTACAGGAAAGGCTAATGTAACTCCGACTACTTTAGTAGGAACCACAGGAGCACCAGTAGCTGGTGTAAATGCGCAAGCCATAGCATCTATCGCTGGTGCTGTAGGAACAGTTGGTTCTGTTTCGGTAGATGTTGACGGAGAGGCTAATGTCTCTGTGGATGGTCAAGCTGCCACCGCTAGTGTTGGTTCAGTAACGGTACATCATAATGCAGTTACTACGCTTTCTGGTGTGGCTGGTACAAGTGCTGTAGGAACAGTTACCCCTGTAGCAAAAGCTAATGTTAGTCCCTCCGGCGTCACAGCCACAGGTTCTGTTGGATCTCTGACAGTAACTGGAAAAGCTAATGTTTCACCCACAGGTGTTGCGGGCACAAGTGCTCTAGGATCTGTTAGTGTTGCTTTAGGAATTACCCTACAGGTAACAGGACAAGAAGGCACAAGTGCTCTGGGTTCAGTAAGCACAGTTTCTAAAGCGAGTGTTACTTTAGATGGCGTATCAGGAACCACAGGCACACCAACAGTTTTAGTCTGGGGTCTGGTTGATGATAGCCAAGACCCAAGCTGGTCTGCGATAGATGATAGTCAAACTCCAAGCTGGACCGCAGTAAGTGACAGTCAAGATCCTGGTTGGGAAGATGTCGCTTAACTATACAAATAAAAAGTATTATAATCTTAATAAGAACAGAGGATTAAAGTATGGCTAGTACATATGTTAATGACTTACGTCTCAATGAGTTAGCCACAGGAGACGCTAGTGGTACTTGGGGAACAATAACTAATACAAACCTTGAGCTCATCGCCGAAGCTTTTAGTTTTGGTACAGAGGCTATCACTACTAATGCTGACACTCATACCACTACAATAGCTGACGGTGCCACTGATCCTGGGCGGTCAATATTCCTAAAATACACAGGCACACTTGACTCTGCTTGCACAATCACGATTGGCCCGAACACCGTCTCAAAGCTT